TCATAAAAATCCGTACAGATATACATTAAGTGTGACGGCAACAGTCAAGGAAGTGGTAAGGAGATAAGTATTAAAACCTCCGTCTACCGCCCTGCATGCATATAGATTTGAAGGGTATGCAGCATTTGAAGTTGCCACAATAACGGCAAAACTGCCCGCCGCAGTCATTCCAGAAACTGATGTTGTTATTACCGGATTTGAAGCCACAGGCGAAGTGATATTCACTGACCCGATCAGCCGGCAATTATAATCTCCAATATCAGCAACTAAATTACCGGCAGCGTCCCAGCATTGTATCCCTTGAGGCATTGATCACTCCTTACCAAAGACCCATGCGAACACGAAGTGTGTTATTGGCATCAAAAATCTGAATAATATTGTTGGTTATCACCATCCGTCCCGTGCCAGATGAGCCATTGATATAAAATGTCCCAGACTTATTCAGCTGCCAGCCTGATGTGTTTACAACATAGTTATTCGACTGAATGAAGTTGCCGATCTTCGCATTGGTAATCGTCCCGTCCTGGATAAAGGCATCGCTTATAAACACCTGCCCGTTAACCACGGCGAAGGGTGAATATTGCGTATCCCCAGAACCTGACATCAGCACAAACTGATTCGCATTAAAGCCAACACGCGTCACCACAGGCTGACCAGCCTGCGCCAGCACGGCAATCGACATCCCGGCGTTGTACATGACGCCACCGATCCGCACGCCTGTTTTCAGGGTGTAAATAGCTGAAGCACCACTGGCATCAACCACGGCCGTTAGTTTGTCCTCGAGCGCCGCAGTCACGTCACCAATCTGCGCCTGCACCTGAGTCGTAAGATCCGCCATCGCCTGATCGACATCAGCGATAGTCGTTTTCACCGTCAAAATATCAGCGCGCACCTCACCGTTCTGTGCGAACTGGTGATCAACGGTTGAGTTCAGGTTCAGAGCATTTTGCAGAATGGCATCAATGTTGGTTTCAATGTCACTCGTCAGCCGGTCCCCGTCGGCGGAGTTAAGGAAGTCATCAGCGATATCGCCCAAGTAATCATCGGCATTATCGTTTGCCATGCCCCTTAGCCAGTCGGTGTAACCCGATTCATTGCCGATTCTGTCTACAAGCTGCGCACGATACCAAAACACTTGGCCAGCCTTAAGACCTAGCTGCGTGTAGGTAGACTGTGGGTAGGGAACATCGGTAAGGAGCAAAGGGTTTGATTGGTCTGAGTTTGCCGTGTATTGAATTTCCGTTTTCATAGTATCGGCAGAGTTTTCTGGAAATCCCCATTTCAGCTCAATTCCCCAGTTGATACCTGTGGCCGAAAAGCCAACTGGTTTGCCTGGCATTCCCACCTTTCCAGTCAACGTTGTAAGTACTGAGTAGCCCCATGCAGATGAGATTTCGGCGGCGTTTATGGCACGAACTCGAACGAGATAGTTACCGGCATAAATCCCAGATACGTCGAATGAGTTAGTTGAAGAACGGGCAACAGAGATCCAGTTACCGTCGTCTTTACGCCACTGAGCCTCATAGGCAATGGCACCAGTAGCATTGTCCCATGTGGCGTGCAACGTGGCCACGGAAAGGCCCTGTATTACAGTTGAAGTATTGCTGACGATGATATTTGCTGGCACGGCCTGAGTTCCGGCAGGGACAACACTGATCGGGCGGTCGTCAATCACAGCACCCGTATCGATTCGATCGTATTTATCAGGGTCGTGATACGTGGCAGTGATGGTGAAAGTGTTGTCGTTATTGTCTTTACGCCCCACAACGCGATATTGCTGCACGTAAAGCGTATCGGACTCAACAACCCAGACTGATTCTGCCTGGGGCGTTTCCCCGAATGCCGTTGTTACCGTGACGATTTTTCCACTGACTGACTGGATTGTCCGGCTCTGCGAGGCACCAGATGGCAGATTTACCATGAGGCGATCACCGGCAACAGCATCCGCCACACGATCAAGGGTTATTGCTCTGCCGTTTACCGAACTGATTCGTCCGCCAGTCACTTTTCCGGAAAGCAGCTCGTCGGCCACACCTATGATGTAGCCGGGCAGCGGGATCATGCCATCAAGCCCAACACTAAAAGATACCATTCTGTCTTTGTTATTGGTCAGTATTCCCCAGCGGCCTTTCCGGTTTGCCTCCGACTGGCGCGTGCAGCCAATCGCTGTCAGCTCGAGCTGATTGAAGCCGTAACGCGTTACCAAATCCTGCTCGAACACAGGCTCCATTGCGTCGCTGTAAGCGTTGTCTGGATCGGACCATGAAACCAGTGCTGTCGTATAACGCGCTTTGGTCGTGCTGCTTGAGTACGTAAAACGCCCGTCAATTACATTCGCGCGCGTGTAGTTATAATCAATATCCCGAGGCATATCCGCCAGAGCGATCAGCTGATTATTACCCCAGTAAGTCATTCCACGGAAAATGGCGGCAAAATCGCGGATAACGTTGAACGCGCTGTTCCGGTCCTGCACGTACACATTGCAAATATAACGAGGCTCGGTTCCACTTCCCCCGCGGCCGTCCGGCACCATTTGGTCACAGTATTGCGAGACGCGGTAAAGCTCCCACTTATCGATATTGTCAGCAGTGAGCCGCTGGCCGAGACCAAAGCGGTTATTCACGACGATGTCATAGAAAATCCACGACGGGTTATCGGTCCACGCCCATTTAAACGTTCCATCCCAAGTGCCTGAATAAGACCGGGTGACAGGGTCGTAAGTTGTCGGAACGCGAACCACGCGCCCTTTTGGCTCGCATGAAATCTGAGGGATAGAGCCGTTGAACTGGCTGGAGTCGAATTCGATGTAGAGCAGTGCGGTATTTGGGTAACGGAGTTTTGCGTCGATGACTTCGGTATAGCTCTCGATAGTCATCTTATCGCCGATGAGTGAGCTGGTGGAATCCGCGGTCAGGCGTCGTACGCGCAACGTCCACGTTGATGCTGACTGTGGCAGCTCAATGCGGCGGCTGCGCTCGTAGCCGGTAGTGGTTTTACCACTGACGGATTCGGTCAAAATATTCTGCCAGGTGCCACCATCCACCTGCAGGTCGATCGCGTACTGAACCGTAAAGCCGTTAATGTCCCCTGAACTCGATTGCTGGTACAAAGCTGGCCATTTCAAACGCACGCGCGCGGCAGAGAGCTGCGAGTTACTGAAGGTGTGAGTCCAAGGCTTAACCGTCGTTATTTCGGTACTGACGCTGATCTCGTTTTCGGTGCCGGGAACGCCCTGAATGTAGGTCTGATCCTGAGTACCTGAACGAAACTCCCACGCAACGCCGCTGAAGTTGCTACTGCCGTCGGCGTTGGTGATGGCCGTACCGTCGAGAAAGATGCTGGTACCATCCAGTTCTCCACCGAGTTCTCCCTCGGCCAGTGCCAGCAGAACCTTTGCTTTAGCAACTGACTGCAGATCATCTGGTGCTTCAGTGGGTGTTCTAGGGGAAGAACTGCCGCCTTTGCGGCCTTTGATTGCGGTAGCTGTTGCCATATTGCGCCCATAAAAAAAGGCACCTTGACGGGTGCCTGATTGAGAAAGAAAGCTTACTGCTGATCTTCAGCGTAGATGCCAGCTGAGATAATCGCCCCGCCGATGCGCCGCCTGCCATAAAGCAGCGGTACGGGATTGCCTTGAGCGGTGGTATTGGTCACGCCTCCGAACGCGTAGGAGGCTTTGTTATCGGCGTCTTGTTTACTCGCCAGGCCGCCAGCCTGCGGGGAAAGCATCTGGATGACGCCACCGAGGGCCATAGATGCTCCGCTGATTGCTAACCCTGTGGACACAGCCCCCCATGCAGCGATAGAGGCGCCACCAGTGAAGAACGCTGCAGCTATCATTGCTGCCCCTAATATGACTTGGAACACCCCCGCCTGCTTGCTGCCTACAACGACAGGCATTATGCGAATATCCTCGGCGCTACCATCCAGTGATAGTTGCTCCAAACTTAAATTTTTCTTACCACTAAATACTGCGTAAACCAAACCTCTCCGTTTACTTGTGTTAAGGAATTGTTCGAATCCTGCAAAGTTGACCGAAAGCGCGCGAATAGCTTCCAGAGGGCCTTTAACAGCAAAACGATGTTTTTTGCCAAACATTTTCCCCAAGCTGCCACCGAGAACGACATTTCTCATTTGCTGATTGTCTAATTTATTACTCTTTTTCATGAATTCGTCCCATAAAAAAAGCCACCAGAAGGTGGCTTTGGATTTCATGCATAATTTATTTGCAACTAACTTCTGCACTCAATTTTCTGAACATGGCATTCGAATATTCCGCATCAGTTACCTTACAACCTGAAACTTGTTCGATAGCGGATATTTGGGCTTTCTTCAATTTGACTGCGTCAGCATCAAATGTTTCTCCGCCAAAGGCTTCATATTGTTTCCCGCCAGGATGAATAACATGAATATCATACCCATCAATTTTTACATCTTTACGACTAGGGTCATTCATTTTCGATACATATGTCGAAGAACACCCCGCCAGCCCGAGCGCCAGTAAAAGCGTAGCAACCCTTTCGCATGTCACCATGTATGATTTTCTCAATGTATTAAGCCGTCACTGTGATTTTAGTAAATTATCAACAAGACCCTTGAGCTGCTCATCAGAGTACTCATGGCAATGCAATAAAGCATCTTTGCTAAGTCCCTGATAGGTGAGCTCTGCGATTTTGTAATTTTCTGGAGCAGAATTACCAGGTCTTACTGGCTTAGAAATTCGTGCGGATTGTTCGATAACCTCAGTAGAATTATCACCTAATCCCTTGCCGAGATGACCATTTCCGCGGCACAACCCTTGTAAATAAAACTCCGGGGATTGAGCGTTTTGAGTGCTATCTTGTGCGAATGCAGCTCCTTGAGTAAGGCTTGTAGCGAGCACTAATTCGAGAAATAAACAAACTTTCATTTCTGTTTCTCCATGACTTTCAAGAAAGAGTAAAAGATTTCGTTCGTGCAATCATCACAGACAACTTTAGCTTTTTCCACACTTCGACATGTACGTTTGCAGCGCTAGTTGCTGTTCCTCTGATGAGTCAGAACTGATTAATACCCAAGGGTCTGATGATCCCCGTAAGACTCCAAATGCAGGCAGTAACCATCTTGTTTTAATCGTGACGTGTATATAGAAAGGGTTGTAGCCATTATATGCACCGAATGAGTTTTTAGCATTAAGCTCGCCACAGACATAGCCGCTTACGCCGTCATCTGGCATTTTTTCATCTTTATGAAAGAAAACATTCCTGAACAGCGGGCTTGTTGGGTCTTTGAGGTTTTGCGAAATCTCATTTTGACCGTACGCAATAATCTTTTCGTCACTTTCATTACAACCAACAAGTCCGATCACTAGCACTGCCATGAGTAGTTTTTTCATCATTATCCCTCTGAGTTGTTGGAAGAATGATAGCAAAGGAAATTCGTCCAGCAATAAAAAGCCCACTTTAAGTGGGCTAAATAATCAAAACTTAAGTGTAAGGTTTTTTCCACCAATAAGAGCTAATTCTTTAGCAGAAACAGAGCCTATTTTGGATGCGTCGACAGTAATGTGGCCTCCTTTGCTAACGACGATTTTAACAACCTCCGTCAATGTAACAGAGCCGTAATGAGGTCCAATATCGAGATTTATACCAGTATTTGCGAGCTCTTTTAAAGTCTCAGATCCAAATGCCATTTAGCTACTCCTTTTGTGTATGTCAGCGTCGAAAATATCATACATTATTAATACTGATCATCTATCAGGATGGGCTGATCGATGCTTACAGGGTAGTCTCATCTGATGCAAAGCAGAGGATGAATCCAATGGAAAAGGCAAAGGTAAATGATCATTTCACTCGCTTCCCCTATAAGAAGCAGGTTCGCGATAATGGCGACATCAACAACGGCGGTATCGATTTAGTTAAAGAGCCTGAGCGTATAATCGAAATCCACGAATTAAATGACTGGCCCTGGCTGAAAAGGTTCGTTCAAGAAATTAATGCACCAAATGGGCTGTTCATGACTTTTGAATAGACCCTAGTTTCCTAGACTGTTCCGTGCCTCATGAACCAGGCACTTTCATAAGCTGCAGGGGGTTGATCCTCACAGGCACTGTGGCGGCGTTTAGCATTATAAAACATCTCGACATAATCGAAGATATCCGCCTTCGCTTCTTCCCTATTTTTATAGATCCGTTTCTTTATGCGTTCCCGTTTTAGCAACTGAAAAAAGCTTTCTGCCACTGCGTTGTCATGGCAATTACCCCGACGACTCATACTGCTTTTTAAATTGTGAGCTGTCATAAAATGCTGACATCTTTCGCTCGTATATTGAGAGCCCTGATCTGAATGGATTAATACTTCTGCCGTTGGTTTACGTCGCCATACCGCCATCAATAATGC